AAGAATATCAATGATTTTTTCCAAACTTTTTAAATCAGATTCGGAATAGCCTTTACCATCCAAAATTGCCATATCTTCAGCAAATTTGTTCAGTTTCTTTTTGGAGTCTTTTATAATTTGTTGTTTTAAAGAATCCTTTAAAACCTCTAACCTTTCTGTTTGTTCTCGTGTCAGTTGATTAGTTTTTTCACCCTCAAAAAGTGCTATATATTCTTTTAATCCATCTTCTCCGAAAGTTTTTTTCATCAAAGAAGTTAGTTTTTTAGACTGTTTTTCAGACAATGGATTATCTTTATCCATTGTACGTATAAAGTTTTCTAATTGTTTTTCTTCTGCCTCTTTTTGTTGTTTAGGGTCAACTTTTTTTGGTTGCTCAGGGGTGGTAACAGGTTGCTCAGTATTTGTTGGTTGCTCTTGATTTGTTTGTTCTTGTTGTTCATTATTATCTGTATTAGAGTCATCAACAGCAGTATTATCAGCTACTATTTGAGCAGTAGCTTGACCTGTGTTGCTCACAACTAAAATACCAGCCTGAGGAACCCTTTGCCCAGCTTTATATTCTTTTCCACCTTGTGTTACTATTTTGTATCCACTAGGTATTGTCGTTCCACCTGGAAACTTTTTACCAACTTCTTCAGTTGTATTTCCCTTCTTTCTTACGGCTGGAACCAGAAGTGAGTTAATGTCAATTTGTTGATTATTAGTTGCCATTATTGTTACCTACAGTGTTACCTACAGTAGTATTTACATTACTATTATTAACACAATATTGTTTATAGTAGTCTTCTATGACCAAAATTGGTAAATGTAAAAACTTATTCATCTCAACTATATATTTACCAAAGAAGCATCTTTCTTTTTCGGATAAGGTTGGATACATTATTATCATTTGAGAAATTCTGAAATATGCTTCAAACTTTTTATCTTCAGGGTCATCACTTTGTAACGGTATCCTACGAAGTAAATAACTAAAGTCTTGACTAGAATCATATAAATCTATCAATTCAGAAATTAGTTGTATTCTTTCGGCATCTTTCATTATTTATTCCTTTTTACAACTCTAGGTCTAAAATGTCTTAGATGTTCAATAAAAGACCTTTCCAATAAAGGGTCTAAGGCTCTTACTGCCTTATCCTCGTCAATATCATCATCTAAGTTTGTTACTGCTTGTTCAGTACCCTGTGCTAATTTAATTTTACCATCTTCTACCATACTCATGTACTGCCCGATACCAGGAGGTATTAAACGAGTTATGACACTATACATAAAGGGATTTCTATGAAAACGGGCTGATTGTTGGTCTGCTTTGCCCCCAGACCAACCTGTATATCTCCATGCTGCTTGAGAAGAAAGATTTAAACCATAGGAACCAGCACCAGTTACCAGTGTAATTACAGGAGGTAAATATTTACCTTCTCCAACTTTTCTGTTATGTTCTTCAACTACCTGTTGTGTTTCTTCTGGTTTCATATTTCCTGCAATCAAACCAATACGTAATTTTGAAAAGTCATAATTTTTTCTTAATCTTCGGTAAATATTTTCTACAGCCATACGAGATTGACCTATAACCCCAAGTTTTAAAGCCTCAGTTGTTACACTTCTAGTAGCTAAAGCTGCATCTATATTTTTCATTAAATTATCCATAAGTGGATTATGCCACTCATCATTAACAATTGAATATAGAAGCTTCCTAAAGCCCTCTTCGACTATTTCCTCGTATAGTTTATCTCTATCTGTAGTTTTATAATCTCCTGCTTTTGGCATTCTACCTAAACCTGTATTTGTATCTGTAGTTAATCTAACATAGCGCCGAATCTGTTCATCAAATCGAGGTACATCTTGAGATGATAGTCGTTCACGAGCTTGTCTAAGCAACTCAGTTGAAGCTAAATCATATTCTAATAATCTTTGTGGCTTACCAACACCAAATGAGGATTGTTGAAGACTCATCATTAACCCAACTTTCCAATTTTTACTAATAGGATTATCTTCTTCATCTTCTATCATGGGTGCATATAAAGCTTCTAACTTATCCATAGCAGCAGCATAAACTTTGTAAAACTCTTCACCCATATCCACGTATAAATCAGGTTTGATTCTTCTGTCTTCTCCAACAGCCATCACCTTAGTTATAGTTAAAAAAGAATGACGAAACTTACCCATAAACTGTTTTAAAGCTTGACTACTTTTCCAAACTCTTCTGTTGGATTGTGGGGCCACTCTGTCAGTATAAATGTCAACAATACCTTTTATGTTATTACGAATAAATGAATTTACCCAGCCAGCCTCAACAATTGTATCAACTGCTGAGTTACTTGAAATGTTACCATTTAGTGTCCAAACTACACCTTTATTTTTATCACCTGTAACCCAGTTTATAATTTGACGCAAAGCATAATGTCTATTAGATTCAGGATTACTAAATAAACTAGTTTCGTCTACCACAGTTAAACTAAATAAACCTTTATCAACAACTTTTCCACCCACTTTAAATGGTTGACTCAATTGTTTTAAATATTTCAAGTCTTCTGTAGGATTATATTCTTCTTCATCTGTAATTTCATTTGTTTCAGAGTTAAACCTTACCTTACCAACACCCAAAACCACAAATTTAGGTGAAACACCCCTAGCTGCCATTACTGCTAGTTGTTCCCATTGACGTTTTCTTTGTTCTGGTGTACCTTCGATAATTATAGTTTCTTCTTTTCTAAAGTTTTTAATTTCAGATTTCCAGTTATAACTTAGATTATTTGGTGCAATGATTAAAGTTGTTCTATCAAATAGTCCTCTATTTCGCATGATTGCTTCTGCTGCCAAAACAACAGCAGTATTGTGGGTTACAATATAGTCTTTTGTAACATATGAGCAATCTGGGGCATCAACTGAAATACATTGCATTTCTTTTTTATCAACTAGAGTGACAGATTTTACATATTTTCTTAAATATGCTGGATTAGCATATTTAAAGTTTTCTAATTTTCTGTGTAATTTAAATGGTTTTATACTACTGCCTTCTGGAAAAACAATTTGAACTCTATAGTTTATACGAGTTTCTATAACTATATTATTTTTTCTATATTTACCCATACGAGACCGTATGGAAGCACGTCCTCCAAGACTTCTGACAATTTCTTGAACATTTTTAGCAAGTCTTTCTGAAGTAGTTGAAAATTCAATACCATTTCCTTTTGAAGAGTAACCATCAGTATCAAATAAACCTTGTAATATAGCCTCTCTTACTGAAATAGAATTAAATATATAGTCTTCAGGTATAAATTTTTCATAACTTAGTAATCCACAAAGATTATAAGTTTTGTATGCATTTGCAATTTTACCATTTCTACTAAATTTAAATCTGTATGCATTATTTTTCTCAGAAAAATTAAAAGACATTACATCTTCATGATTTTTTAAATATGTGACTAATTGAGTTTCTTCTTTACCCACAGTAATTCTAATATCTCCCAATTTATTACAGTCCCCGTCACCCAAAATAAGTCCAAGTAAATAAGCATCAAGTTTTGTTTCTTGCTCTTTAAACAAAACTGGTTTTACAATTGGTAAACTATAATTTACAATTTTTCTTCCATTCTTTCTTGTGAAATAAGTATTTTCTAATAAATCTTTTGTAGTTACAACCTTGAATTCATCAGTGTTATTGTTTAAATTATTTTTACGTAAAACATAGTCTTGAACAATCCATTGATGTTCCAATCCTGCTTCTATATTTGTACCATCTGAAAATTCAATTAAATAAGAATCTTTTATACCTTGTGGGTATATTCCCGTAACTTTAGTTGGATGTCCAAATCTATCTATAACTTCCTGTCCAAGTTTTAAGTCACCATTTCGAGTCCAACCTGTAGGGGTTAGAATTTTTTCATTAACATCTAATTCTTTACCCAAACCTACACCAACATTTAAGAACACTCCATCAGCCTCATCTGGGCCACCAAATACTCTGTATTTTGATTTATCTATTAAGGTTTGAACACCATACTCTTGATAAGGTCTTAAACCTTCTGAACTCATAAAAACTTCTGGCCCAGGAGCTATTTCTTGAATAGATTTCAGATTTTCTCGTTCTTTGGGTTTTATCAATCCATCTTCATCTCTGAAAAAGAAATTACGTCTACGTTCAACATCTTTTTCCAATAATGCTTGAATCTTTCTTTGTTGTTCGGGTGAAGTATCGGTTCGTCTTACGTCAACAGCTTCATTGCTAAACTCTATATCAGTAAAATCATCAGAAACTTTTTTCTTTGCCCCTACTTTAGTTGATGTAACTTTGTCTTGTAACAACTCTTCTACAGCATAAGGTACACCTGTTGCTAAATCTAAAATAGAATCATTTCCTATATTTTGTGGGGCAGTAAATGCATTAGGTATAAATATTGGATTGATTTTACCAGTTGTTTTATATTGATTAGTTCGTTGTAAAACGATTTGTTCTGGTGTTAAGTCTTTGTAAGGTCTAGCATCAAAAAGAATCCAATCCCCTGCCTGTGCAGCAAATTCAGAAAAATTCTTTCCTGGTACTAGCATTTTCTTTGTTGGTGAATAAGCAATAGTAGTAGTTGGTAAAACACTACTTCCTTTAGGTTTTTCAGTATTCAATTTATTACTAGGTTCTAATAAACCCTCAATAACCTTTTCTAAGGGAGTTGCTTTATCAAAAACAGCTTTAAATTTTACAAATAAAGGACTGTTTGGATTTACTTGATAGGAATCCTGTGTATAAATCTGAGGATGCATTGCAGGACTGTATTCCTTTTCTCCTTTGTGAGCCATAGCTAAATCTCTAGCCATTTGGGGAGATTTCCCTGATTTGTACATATCTTGATATTGGGTATCCTGAACCAAACGCCATTTTGCATCGGGTTTTGTAACATTTGCATTTAAGTATTTTCCAGGGCCAACTACTTTACCATCAGAAGACATAGCAACGTAACCAGGTGGAACCTTATGTACAATTAAGTCCCCGTCTTTGTTTGTAGATGTGTAATCATTAATGTTACCTGATATAGATTTTGTTATGTATTCAATATCATCATAGTCATCAAATAAGTCTTCATCAAATAATAAACTTTTAGTTATGGTTTTTCGATTAACAAAATTTGTTGTATATCCATACCATGCCAATCTGTCAGGTAAAAACATAAAAAACTGTAAAGTATTAGGCATTTGAAATTCGCCGTGTACAGCATATGTTCCTTGGTTCAACTTTGGGCCAGAAACAACATTGTAATAAGGTGAATTTAAAATAAGTTCTAAATGTTGTTTAATTATTTGGTTGTTACTTTTAACTTCATAAGATATGGTAGAACCTTGTTTAAAACAAGCAATAACTGCCAAAGTTTTATTCTCAAACTCTGGCTCTAATCTTTTTATATTTAAAATTACAGTACCCATTTTTTCCCTTAGTATTGTGTATCTACATACTTTATAAAGTTATCAAAAAATTCTAATAACTTATGATTTTTGTGTTGTAAAGTAAGTCTCTGAAAATACATCTGTAAAAGCAACTCTGAAAAGTTTTCCTTTGGAGATAATGTAGACATTAAGCTAATGCTTGGATTTTTTGTATCTCTATACCATAAAGTCGTTTTATTTATCCCTATTTCTTCTCCTGCCTTAGCATAATCAGAAAACTCTAATTTTGGTATGGTATTGTATTTACTCCAACCTGCTACCTCTAAGAAATTAATCAAATATTTTTGGTCATAAATTTTCATGTTGTCGAAAATCATGTATCCTAAAACTTTTATCAAAGAAACTGTAGAGGCACTTAAACCTGTGGAGTGATTAGGAATTGCTGGAACTATAGGAATAGATAAATAATTAAAAAACGGCTGAAATACAGTCAAAATATGTGATTTAATAGTATATTTCTTGTAACCACAAATCAAGTTTTTATCTTGTGTATTTACAGGACTTACAGCACTAACTTGTGTAATGTCTTCTGGATTATTAGAGACACCTTCTGTCATCTGTTGAGGGTCGGCCCAATCTAAATACTCAATTTTGGCATAACGTACTAATTTTTTTGATAGAGGGCCAAACGAAGAGAGTAAACCAATCAAAGCAAATTGAGGACAAGTTCTATTGTAGTCTTTGATTCCATAGGCATTTAGAAATTTTAAATAATCTATTTTTTCAACTTTATCTTCTGATATGGTTGAACCATCATCTTCATATATATCTAAATCTGGTACTTTTAATAATCCAGCAGATTGAACTTCTTGTAACTTTAATGAAGTTAAAAGTTCTGGTTTGGGTGCATACATTCCTGCTTGATAAAACTTACCAGGAGAGTTTGGTATGGGGTCGCCAGGTTTTATTAGTGACCCTGGGTCGCCAATTCTAATTTTTTCTGCCATATTTAATCCTTTTGAATAGAAATTGCTAAAGCGGAAATAGTTTTGTCGTCACCAAAATCGGAAACACTTCTAAGTATTCTATCTCCGAAGGAAGTTACAAAACTTTCTTCAGTTAAATCCGTTGGTAACTCTATAGTTATAGTTTTACCAAAAAATAGAGGATTACTTTGTTTCTGACTTAAAAATAGTTGTCTTACATTATTACAAAGCACAGGTTTAAAATTTAAATTTCTTTCTAGTTTGTAATTGTCAGTGTAAACAGCCAACAATTTATTAGAAAGGTCTTGTTTAGTTGTATAAAGGATTTCAATATTCATTAGATTATATTATAGGCATTATTATAGTAAATTTTCAGATATTAAATAACAAAGCACCGAGAATAGTATTAGCCTGTTCATAATAATAATCAGAAGAGATGCCTCATCAGCAATACCACTTGTTTTCAAATGATTACAAAACTCATTGTCATACATATCTAGTTGCCCATCAATTATATTTTTTCCTAATTCTTTAAAGATACCTATTTCATTCAAGAATAAAACTTTTGGCATATTATCAATGGTAATTGCTTCTAATTGCTCACTTATGTTAAAGTCACCAATTCTTAAAGGTTTAGAAAAAGCAAACTTGTTTAAAAATTCAGGTCTCATAGTATTCCCAGAAAAGTTTTTAATAATCTCACTTAAATCTTCTCTGGATATTTTTAAACTGGTATTTTTATCTACTACGATATTCACCAAACTGTTTGGAGTTTGACTATAGGCATATTTTTGTATTAAATTATTAGTATTATATATAGAAATAACTTCCCTAGTATCCTCATTTATAAAGATAGATTGGGTGATTTCTTCTACACTTTCGGCTCCAAAGATAAATCGCTGCAATATGAAAGTGGATAATTCTTTTAGTAGTGTTTCAGAGCCTTCATTACTAATATTGGGAAACCAATTCATTATATAACTTAAAGGTTTTTTTACATAGTTTAACCCATTAAAGACAGATTCATTTTTAACTGTAAGTAGTTTACTCACTAACTGTCCATCTTCATCTACAATAAACTTGGAAGGGATTTTATTGAAAAATAAGAATCCATAATTATTATTTATTAATTCAAAAAATTTATCATGAGCATAATCTAAAGTCAACCAATAATAATTTCTCTTTTTTACACCATTAAATGACATATTTATTTTTATATTGAACTTGTTACGTAATACGGTAATGATATTATTCTCATCAGCTTTTATATCCAAAACTCTAAACCCTTCATTAATAACTTCATTTAAAGGCATGAGTAAATTTTTATGATTTACAGGAGTGTTAAATTGTATTTTTTCATTTATAGCAGGTATCTCAAAACCCAATGCACCTATTTTTTGTTTATCATTTAAGTTTGCATTGTTTTGTGTTATGTTGAAAAGTTCTTTTACTGCTTCTAAATAATCCTGTGTCCTAATAAAATTGTCTTTTTCAAACTTTTGAAACTCAGCAATAACTTCTAGGTGAGGGCTTATCAACAAGTATTTACCATCAATAAGTTTTATCTTGTAACCTGCTAAAAACATATTCTCACAAGAGATTATAATTTCTTGTGCAGACCTTACGTCAACTTTTTTTGCTAAGTTTGCACGAACATAAGAGTAAACACCAAAAAATTCTTCATTACCAAAAATAAAATCAGTAATCTTTTCCGAAAACTTCATTAGTTTTAAGAAATCCAAATCTACACTACTTGCATACATTTTTATATAAGCATTTACAGAATTTTCATAAGCTAATCGGTATAAAAACTTGATTAACTCTTGATTACTTACATCTATACTGCTAAATATTTTAGGAAATACTCTATCTTTACCTGCATTCAGAATAAAGGTTCCATTATCATCTTTCATTTCTTGAAAGATTGATTGCATGTATTTATCAACAATATTTGTTTCCATTAATTTCTTACCGCCCTTGCTCCAATCACAATATTTCCAACAGCAACAGGAAAGTTTAATGCAACTGTATAACGCATACTTTGTCCTTCCATAATCTTAAAATCATAAGATACTGTATTATCAGCAGAAATAGCATATACAATTATAGATGATGGTTCAGTAAGAGTCACGTCAACAACAACACCGTCTGAGGTTGGGAACTGTTGTATTGATTGTATGTAATTTGGATTACTTGGAATATTTGGAATATTACCCGTTAATTGAGGTAGCTTATAGTTTTCTAAAATTGAATTAAGATACAACATTGTAGAAAACAAATCAGGGACTATATAACGTTTAAAGGTATCAGAACCCTTATTTGTTGCTAATATACCTTCCTTAAACTTAAGACCCTCTATATTCAGTGCCGTAGTAAAGGTTTTAGTAAAAAACATATTCAATAAAGATTGTTTTGTATCCAAGCCCAAATCAGTAATGGTTCTTTTTAAACCTATCAAGGGTGGAGAAAAGTTTTCTTCATAATGAATATTGTAATCAGGTGAGTTTTCATTTGAGGATAATACTACTTCTGATATACTAATAGAATAATCTTGTTCTAATATATTATTAGCATAAGTTAAAATGTCTTCATTATTTATAAGAAGTCCATAAGCTGCCATTAAAGTATAATCTAAACTTTCTGGTATATAGGTGTTATCAGCCAAAACTACAGTAGAATTTGTTAATACTAACAGACTGTAATTAATATTTATTTGAGTCTTTAATGATTCTAAAACATTACTAGGATAATTTAATAAGTCGTAAATCAGTAATAATAAAACTTGATTTTTTAATAAATAAGTTGTTTTTTCTACATTATTTAAGTAACCATCTTTTATAAGAAATTCCTGTGCCGTACCTACATTGTTATTAATATAGGCAAAAACTCTATCTAAAAAACTAACAATTCCAGAAAGAACAAAGTCCCTAAGTTCAGGAATATTACTTGATAAAAATCTGTAAATACAATAGAGGTTATCAAATACAAATGCATCTTCATATATGTTAGATGTTCCTTCGATATTATATGATGCATGAAGAAGGTGATTTGTTTTTGGTGCAGAATTCAAAAAATCCAATAAAGCATTAAAGTGATTGATGGGTCTTGCATTATCGGGTTGTAATGTTTTTAGTTTACCCCAAAAAAGAATACTTTCTACTAAAGTCATTAAGGACAAACGGTTGCTTATGGGAGCATTTGTGATAGACAATAAAGAGTCTATAGGAAATAAATAATCTCTAGGTAAGCCTGTTGAAGAACTAATTCCACCTATTTTTATGTAGTTAGGTGAACTTGGTAACTTGACTTGTAATGATGCATCCAACGAGTTATTGACTGTATAACTATTTGTACTTCTTATTTGTTGTGCTTGTCTATGACCTATATCTACTACTAATTTGTCTAAGGTTTCAACATATATCAAAGGATAAACACCAATGGTAGAAATATTCCCATCCAACAGTTTTTCATATACAAGAATTTTACAGTTTTTTGGTACAGGAGAATAGAGTTTCTTTAAGTCTTCCGTACTATAAAGTACATCAGTATTGTTTTCTATAACAGCTATTACATGTTTATCAGTAGATACAATAGCTAAAGTTTCATTTGCACTGTCTATTAATAAGCTTGAAACTTCCGAATAAGTTATATTATCGTTACTTGTATATATTCTTATAAAAGAATTTGGTAACTGGCCTACTGGGTAGTCTTCTACTGAAACAGAAAAGTTATTTGTTACTTGTGTGGGATTTTCTAGTAATCCTGCATTAAGTTTTAGTTTAGGATTTCGTCCATTGGTTATACCACTTGTTTCAAGCCCTAAATAGTCTGCATTTAAATTAACCAACCAACGAGAAGAATTGTTTTGGTCTTCAACTAGACTATAAGCAAAAGAAGTTACATTATTTAAAAATTTTTCATAGGTGAAATCATCTATGTTCATGAGATATTCTCCAAATATATTTAATTATACTGTATTGACACAAAAAGCAATACTTACATACTATAATAATATAGACTATGGAACAAATATTTTCTGGATTCACCGAAAACTCGTTTATACAATTAGTTGATGGGAAAGATTTAACTTTAATATCAGATTCGACGGGTATAAATATAGTTGCAAATAGTTATGTTACTGTTAGCCCTTATATTGACTATTATTCAAAAGTTTATGGAATTTTACATCATACCATAGCTACTTTACCCTTATCAAATTCTTTGTACAATTATCAAGTTAATATAAAAACAACTACAGGTGATAAAATACCTTTTTTCAAGGTAACATACACAAATGAGTATTTATCTCCCGAAATTTATTACAATAGATTAAAAGACATCTCTATGTTTAGATTAAACAATCATATATTCACTTTGTTTGTTTACGAAAATTTTATATCTTTACCTAAAAACTTTGATTTGGAAATGAGTTCAAATGTAAATGTTACTGTTGTTAACTTTCAGAATTTTATACATAAAAAATTAAATACAAACAACTTTTTGTTAAAATTACCTAAGTTATCAAGTCTCGGAAAAGAAGTTTTAGGAAGCCTACCACAAAAATAAGGAGCCAATTAAGGCTCCTTATTTACTTTTGACAGGTATTATTCAAAAATCACTTTGACTTTAGCTTTTGAACCGTAATGCCGTACATCTTGTATACTTACAGTGGATATAACAGCACGTTTTCCTTCATTTTGAGAGTTGTACTTATTTTGGAAGGATTTTGCAGAAGCACGGTCTCTAAACACAGGCTCAGTATCGGAAAGACTGTTACAAGACTTTAATAGACTCTCTAATCTATCTGATTCTCTATTAAAATTGGACATTAGGCTTTTTTGCACCATCTCGTCCTTTTTGTCTTCGGCTTCTACTGATTTATTTTCCTGTCCTTCTCCATCCATAGCTTCTTTAAGCTGTTCGGGCATACCCTTGGTTTCTGTTTCAGTTTTTTCGTGTCCTTCATCTGCTTTGTGTTCATCAGCTTCAGCAGATTTGGTTTCCATCTCAGAAACAAACTCGTCTTGTTTCCCTATTTTTTCAGCTTTATCAGGATTTGTTACCCCATCTAAAGACTTCAGGGCAGTATCCAAAAGTTGTTTTTCTTCAGTAGTTAAGTTTAATTTATTTAATTTATCAGATAAAGACTTAACTGTACCTTCTTTAACATGCTTATCGCCCACTTTTTCTACATCAGGTGAATTCATTTCTTGCCCATAAGCATTCTCTTTAAGCTTTGGGATGTCTAGTTGAATATTTGATTCCCCTGAAACACGTACAAATTCACTCTTGATGATGAGCCACTTGTAGGTAGTATCGGCAATACGTGAGTCTAAACTTTTTAGGGTTTCACTCTTACGTACTTTATCATTTATTGGAAGTACAACATAGTCATCTCTATTCAAGTCATTAAAAGATAAATAACTTTTTAGGGCTTCTTTTGTACGTGCTGCGTGTAATAAGTTCTTCATTTCTTTTGTTTCCTCCAAACATCAATGTTTGTAAATTTCTATTTAATTATAAAAACTAATTTAGAAAAGGTTTAGCTTTTTTACTGTTTAGTTAAAAAGTTTATTAGGAGAGGTGTAAAAAAAGTTTATACCGTCTCTACCGTAACCTGTTCTATACTCGTTTAATAAAGCATAACGAATTATATCTTTCTTTTTATTAATTCTGGCTGTTCCAGGAGCAAAAGAACTAACATCAGTTCCTAAAAACATGGTTACAGAGTCATTCAACATCGCTTCATTTAAATCTTTAGGAAATACAGGGGGTGTTGCTCTATGATATATATTTTTATTTTCCCATGCAATAACAGTTAGTGCTTGTGTTTCAAATTTGCTAGGTGAGTACCAATTGGCTACCTCTTCTCTAACTTCTTCCCAGACTAAATCAAAAGGTCTTGAAACATATTCAGGAATTATAAAATCGGCATTCCATACTGGACTTGCTTGAGCCTCAAAAGGTAAAGCTCTAAAATACAATACTCTACCTGTAAATTGATTTTGGGCTAACCTATCTCGCATTGTTTCTAAGGCTTGTGTAAAAGTTAAAAAAGCATCAGAGGGTTTATCAGTTAGACCATCAAAACCAATTGGGTATACAATGTTGATAATAGGTGCAAAATCTGTCATTTTCACATAACGCCCACTAAATCTTACAGAAACAACACCAGTTGTTACTGTTATTGCATTAATTTGTAAAGTATTTACTGTAACTTCTGTATTAGGAGGTAAAGTTATAGTCTCAGAACCTTCTTCCCAAACTTTAGTTGTGTCATTCCATTCACGGGTAGTTAATTCTGCTGTTATGTTACCACCTGAAGTTGCCGTATTCTTTAATACAATACCTAAAACAGTAAAGGGAAATTCAATATAAGGATTAAGATTACCTGACAAAACAAAGGTCGCCAATGATAAATCTCTATCAAAAGTCTCTAAAGCAGCCCATCCACCGTAACCTTCATCGTTTAAAGGTAAATATTTTGAATCAAAGAATGCTTTTACTTTTTGTAATACTTCAGCAGTTTGTACAGGGTCATAATCAGAGTTTATAGGTCTTACATAATTGGCAGGATATAAACTTTGTATCGAATCCATTAAAAAGGAAAAGTAATCTTGATAAAAGTTATTTTGATTAGTCGAAAAAACTCTACCATTTAACCAATATTCCATTTCAAATAAGTTTTCTGCACCAAGTAAGGCAGGTTTTCCTGTTCCACTCGTAATAGGTTGCCAATTATAACCACCTAAATTTATGGGATTATAAAGAATATCTCTATCAGGGTATCCTACTCCATATTCATCTTCTGGATTCTGTATTAATGTAGGGAACAATGGAGTTAGCATTGCCTCCACATTTGCCATATGTGTTTCGTCTACCACTACTGTATCAGTAGAAGGTGCTGAAGGTTCAAATTCAACCTCGTACCAGTTTGTAGTAGCAGCAAATTCGTTATAGCTTCCAGGAGAAATTAAAATAAACTCATCACTAAACTTTTGTAAATAAACTTTTATGCTATTATTGGTAGAACGATTAAGTATACCAATACTCATCAAAAAGTAAGGCAGAGATTGTATATGTTGAGTACCAACATTGGGTTGATTCTTCTGCAAAACCTTTGATGAAGTTGTTAAATTAAATCTTGACGTGTTGTCCATGTTCACCCTTGGTTATAACCATAATTTACCATCAATTATTTTATATACACCTTCATTCTTACTATCACTTTCACAATTCAATTTATTAACCAAAGTCTGTCTATCAACTAAGGTCTCAAAATCAACAAATTCTGGCATATCTTCAGTTAATTCTACTTCAAAAAAATAACTTTTGCCATTATATGTCAGTGTAATTAGATACTGTGTACCTGGAACCTCTAAACTACTTGAAGTTAACAAAGTTACTGAAGCCATTCCATATTGATTAGTCCTAAATTCATGAGTGGTTGGAAAAGTTGTATTAAGTTGCCAAGCATTATGAAACTGAGGTAATACTTGTGCTTTTATAAAAGCCCAAGCAATAGGTTTACCTTGATAGTCCACTAATCTAAATTGTACAGTTTTAAACGACTCGCTCATTAGCAAGCACTTCCTGGGCCAACTGCTACTTCGACTGTTTCTATACCAGCAGGTAGACTACTTAATTTAACCAATTTTGTAAAATTTAAACGAGATATAGAAAGCACATAATCATAGGAACGATTTATTGACAGTGAAAACTTGCCGTCTCTGTCTGTTTGAGTGGTTGCATTCAACATGGTAGCTGGTGCATTATCAAAATAAGATGCTGAGTTCAAAACCGTAAAAGTTATACTTTCTCCATTAACAGGTACACCATATGCATCATATAAGTACCCATAAATATTTACTAAACTAGGTAAGATAATGCCGCTGGTTCCATATTGTATAGTAAACGTATAATTCTCTAATAAATCAGTTTTATTTCTTATATAACCAATTAAAGTATCTGCTTTTTGTAATCTGGATAATGGGAACTGAAACCGTTGCAAATAAGAAGTTTTATAGGGTGTTTTTGTACTGTTAAAAAATGTCTCTGTTATAGAAGAGAAAGGGGTTGTTAGTGTTAGATATTTACCTAGAGTTGTTGAATAAATAGAAAACTCATAATCATCACTGTCTATAGCTAGTGCTGTTATGAAAACATTTTCACCGTAATTTAATACATTTTTAAATTCTAAAGCGTTCAGCATAATAACCCTCTCTTATTATTTTATCTCAATTAAATGACGATTCTTTCCATACCATAATTCAAACCACAATACATTAAAGTTTCTATCATAGTCAAAAGGTTTTATATCTTCTGAACGTTCTTCATAACTCAAAGTAATGTGAGGTTTCCAATCAGGAAAATCATTTTTATATGGTATATCATATCTATTCAAGAAATCAATTAAATCGTCTCTGTCGAATTGGTCTATTTCTAGGGTTAGAATGTTAGGAATTAAGTTTTCAGAGGAATCTGAAGGTTCAAAAGTATCTTGACCTATTACTTTTACATGGGGTTCCCTGACAGAGTTAACATACTGTGTTAATTTATCCAATAAGTAATATTCAGATAAAACAAAATCACTGACTTTACCAAAATAAACCACAGTAATATGTAACTCTTCGTTTTGTAATTTACCTTGATAATTTTCTTTTATTTCTTCTTGTATCCTATCAGGAATCTTCAAAGTTAGAATGATTCCCTCTTTATTGTCTTCTAGTTTTTCATCAACATCCATTTTAGATTTAGTTTTTCCTTCTAGGTCTTCTTTTTCAACAGTTTGGGAAACGGTACTAAAAGCTGTAATGGTTTTTGCAATGAATGGATGTAAGGTATCTAAACTTCCTGATAAATCTAAACCAATTAAACCTTCTATTGGATTACCTTCCAAAATATAACGACGTAATAAAATGGAGTTCTCAAAAAACTTTATTTCTTCCGAAAATGTTTCATATTCTGCACCATTTATTATAGTTTGTAAGGTTATTAAATACAGCAAAATTAAAGCGTTAAAAGCAATAATTTCTGTTTTATTTGTCGAATATATAACATTCCATAAGTCTATACATTCTTCTAAAGTAATTACTGAATCATATATAGATTTATGAAAGTTTGGGTTTATAGTTGGTAAAAGTGTATCGTCTGGATTATTTAATTCATAATTCTGACAGAGCTTTTCTACCCAGCTTCCCATTTTTTTAACTAAGTTTTCAACATCAAAAAAAGAATTATTGAAAAACTCATTTTCGTCTAAATTGTTTATTAAATCTCTATCTGATACTATTTCTAATAATTTATTTATATAGTCTTCTAAAACTTTACTTTGTTTAAATATGACAAAGATTTTTTCACAGTTTATAGCTTTAATTTTACTCTCTGCTAAAACTCTTGATACTCTAATGTCATAAAGTCTGTGAATTAATCTTTTTTTCATACTTTACCTGTACAAATGTCATCACTTAACATATTTGAAATACCTTTCCATAAACCAATTGGTGTGCCACCATTATATCCGTCTACAGAAACTATATATTGAGTAAATTCTATACTTTTATCAAACATCTCTAAGGGTATAGGCTCGTTACAATCTTTTGAACCGAATTGTTTATCTATATAGTAATAATCTTCTGTAAATCTATGTTCACTTACACTTTCTAAATATTTTTCAAATGAGGTTGCATTTATTTGATTGCTGGGCTTAAAAAGAAGACCTGCTTGTAAATACTCTCCAACCTCAACAGTTAGGGGTCTACCTACATTGTGTAATATATTTAATTGATTGAAAATATAAGACAAATACGAATTTATGTGTGCTTGTTGTTTACCTGTTGTTGGGGCAGATGAGTTTTTGTTCTCCACCATATGCAATTTAGCTTCATTGGTTTTTAAGTCTAACTCAATAAAAGCATTATCTACTGCTCCACTTGATTTAGTACCCCTTTTTGTGTTTGCAAAAACAACTTTACTTCCAGACTTAACACCTAAAACCATATTTCTTCTATTTATACTATTTGGGGTATTAAAAAAGAAGTCTAATAACTCAGTATGTGAAGCTTTTTTTATATCAATTGGATTTAAGTTATTATCAACATATTCTACGTTTTGTCCTTTAAACTTACCTTCTAGGAATGACAGAGAAGATAAAGATTCATAAAACTCAGCAATCTTTCTACTTGCATAAGAAGTCAAGAAATCACTATTACTATTATTTGATTTTTGGTCTTCAAGTAAAAGCATACGAGCAGCCATATTTTGTGCCATTTTAGTTTAGAACATCTTGAGATACACCTTTAAATAAAGAAAGATTTGACAATTGTTTTGTCATCAATGGAACAAAATTTTTTCTAATATGTTGCATTGACTGTCTTCTTAAGCTAGTCAAGTTATTACATATGTCAGCCTGTCTAGTTTGTTCTGATAAACATCCTGCTTGTTTCAAAGCTGTAAATATGTTATTTTCTAAATACAATAAATCAAATACAGGTTCAACAAACTCTTTATGTACTTGTTTGTATTGACCTGTGTACCGAAGACGGTCAACAAGTTTTGTTGACCCCTCCTTAAATTGTATATTGGGTGGCCTAATTGTATTAATAGTGTCTTCTAAAGTTGTCTGTATTATTTTTGAGTAATCAGTATAACAAGTTCCAGTATCATCACACTTGTACCCGAACTCACTCATTTGTGCCACAAAGGACTCTTTTAAATCTTGGTGTGTAATATTTTCTATATTTCCACCTAAATCAGCTAATTTATTTAATATGGGTAACAAATAAATAGACGAAAGAGCATTTTTAACTATAATACCAGCCGAAGGTGAGAATCTATCAAAATCAAAGCTACCATCTTTAAAGTATGTACGAAACATTTTCTTTTTATATTCTTTTATCTTTTCTCTTGGATTTGTAGAATTACCTATGATTGATTTATATAAATCTGAAATCATGGGTTTTACAAGAGTTTCAAAAGTAGTATCTTCTCCTGCACTTTCATCTTGAGTCAAAAAAGCATAATTTATAAAACCCGTGGAACCATTATGGTTAATTACAGAATTAACATTTCTACCTAATTTGTAAGTCTTACTTCCTTCAGGTAACTTAATTGTTAAAAAATCTTGAAACTTAGTAGATGCAGCTAATTTAGCAATTACAGCTAAAGATAAACCTGTACTTGATTTTCTTATTTGAAGAGGATTTTCTTCTAATACGGAATCTTTCAAAAGATACTCAGTATTTATTGTAACACTAAAATCCTTACAACCTATTGTAAGTTTATTTTTATTAACTTCTAACTTTCTAGGTTCTTTACAGAAATCATCTGAAGCCGTATTTTTTATTTTTCTACAATTATCTTTTATTTTTTGCAAATCATCTTTAACGGTATTTAATACTGTAATGTGTAGTCTTGATTTATTTTCACATTCTAAGAAATCCAGTATTGAAGCAGCAAGCATTGATGATGCGTCACCTAATGTAGAGTAATCCGAATCTCTGTTTGTTATAAGAGGATTTAGTTTTAGAAATTGAATACCACTATTTAGAGTATGTAATGTACTTATATATTCTGGGTTGGAAATTTCCCCCGTTAAATATAGTTCTTTCAGTTCTAAAAACTGGTCTGCTAAGGATTTGGGTAAGAATCCGTCTTTATCTCTTTGAACTAACCCCAAGGAATTAAACAAAGAATCAAATCGTTGTAAACTATCTTCACTACTTTCCAAAGAAAGCATTACTTCAAAAAAGTTTTTTGATTGTTTTACTGCACCACATATAGATGCTAACTTTGCATTATTAGCTTTTATACAGGCATCCTTTAGACCTTCTTGTATAAAACTAAGATTTTTTTCAATTGATTGAGAAAATTCAAGTGTAAAAGAAGATTCAAATTTCTGAAAACTAGAAACTCTTTTTAAGTACTCTGTCATTCCTTCTGTTTTGTTAAGTTCTTCGATTTTTTTTAGTAACTGTACTGAGTCACTAACCTTTTCAGCTAATTCTTCGTCCTTGACTCCTAACTTCTCGGCATACTTATGTAAAACGTTTTGACTGGATGGTTGCTCTACTAATTCAGTATAGGAGTCTGCTAGTTTTTTTGTATTCTCATTTGATTCTGCTTCTGTATAAGAATAGTTATCTAAATTTTCTTCCAAAACTCTGATAGGACGATAATAGTGTGTGTTGGCATTTTTATTATTTGTTAGTCTATAGCTAACTCCGTTCTTATTCACATAAGGTACAAGAATAACTTTTCCATTAGCACTAGAATTTGCAAAAGTAGACGCAGGTAAAGCAGCACCTACAGCCTTTGTTACAAGGTCAAAGTTAGGTGTCTCATAAAATATACTTTTTATTGCTTGATAATTTATCATTCTTACCTTAAGCTTTTAGTAATTGTAAAATAGACTTCTCTATATTATTTAGTTTATTACCATAAACAATATTCAATAAGATATTTTTAATTACATCTTTTTCTAGTTCTATTCCATCAGTTTTAAGGGTATCAGTTATGAAGTCTGCATTTATTTGTACAACATAATCTACATCAATAACACTATCAGGAGTTTCTAATCTATTTTTAAAATCTTCAACAATGAGTTCTACTGGTGGGAAGTATTGAGAGTCTATTTCCTCTAAAAGTAGTTTTTCTAAATTTTCTTGTACTGCCTCTGCATCCAATAACATTAGATTGACATTTAAAAATATTTCATTTAAATATTTTTCTAGTGTATCAACTTGTGTTCTATGTAAATCTTTAAAATACGTTATATCATTTGGATAGTCTGTAAAATTGTTTATAAACGAATTTGAAAACGAATCAAACAAGTCACTGTAATAATCAGACGTACTTTGATTTTCTGGCCCATCAAACTTAGCATAAATAAATGTCATTATTTCAGCCATATATTCATTTATAGAAGTCATTAAAACTTCATAAGGTAACTTTTGTAGAGCAGAAAAATCATTTACATTAGTTTCACCCAAAGTATCATCTGATTTGTGTATTACAACCTTTAATTTATCTTTTTCAGTTATAACTTTATCTCTTAATTTGTAAAAACCATCTTTTTGGTCATCTAAATAAGACATCAAGTTAATTAAATCAATTTTTTGGAGGTTTTTTACATAAGCAGAGAGAACACAATATTTCTGTAATCTTACATCTCTGTAAGTATGAACTTTATAGGAATATAAGTTAATATACCTACTTATAAATTCTAATTTTTCTTTTTCACTTGTAATATTATCAAAGAGTGAATTTAAAACTGTACTTTCAGATTTAGTAAACTCAATCACGTCTAAAGCAATAAAATCTAGTGGAATTAAATTCTTATTAAAAGTTTTTACAAGGTTGGAATAAAACTTATGAGCCTCTTTATTACTTTTTATTATGTTGAGAAGTTTAGTTTCTAATGCATTAGTTTTACACAAGACAAACAATTCTGAAAACCACAAATCATTGCTAAGTCCATCTTTCTCAACTAGTTCTGCAAATTTATCTAAAAACTTATCAGATAACTCTTCATTTAAACTTTGACGTGCGAATATTAATAAAGCTGATAAATCCTCTTGTGAGACTTGGGCTTTAACCAAAGACTCTAAAGTGGTTGTTTCTGTAACTTTCACATAATTTTCAGGAATATCTAGGTCATCTGTTGTAAAAACAAATTCTACAGTGTCACCATGTGTTACTCTAGTTTTTAAAGCATATAAAAGTTTAGTCAAACTATTTAAGGTGGAACCTTCACTACCAAATGGAGTCATGGGTACAGGAGAATATAAAGTTAATCCAGCAGTTTTATTATATTCACCCATAAATTTCAGGGAGGAACCAGTACTAGAATCCATTTTATACAAATAAGATACAAAGGTTAGTAAATTATCTTTGTTAAACGCTTCTTTAGAAATTTTTAAATTAACTACTATTTTATTAGGGGACTTGAATGATATATAAGAGTCTTTTATTTGATTTTCTAATTTAAAAGTTGTCAATTCTAATGGGTCTATGCTTGTTTCAGTAGAACTAGATTCGACTTTTACTAAAGTATCTCTGAGTGTAATAAGAGGTGTGTCATGATACAAAGTGGATTTTATAAGTCCTGATACATCCATTTTATTGTAAAAGTCATCAGTCATTACATTTTCTACCAATTGCCCTAGAACAGATTTCATTTTTGGAGGCTGTCCTATAACCGGGGCCATATCAGGAACCTGCCCTTGTACTGCACCTGCATTACCACCTTGAAAATCTGGTAGAGATGGAACAGGGGGAGTGTTGGGTTGACCACCCATTCCTGGAGGCATTGGGGGCTGTCCTCCCTGTCCTGCACCTTGTTGTTGGTCTAGTGGAACCCAATTCTTTAACCCTTGCATGGGTGTGTCACCCCATACCATAGGTTCTAGTCCGTCCTCTGAACGAGCTTCATTTATAGTTTTATAACCTGTTTGAAGTTGACCTTGAGTAACATTCCAACGAGCTTGTTTATTTTCTATATCATCCTCATCAAACCATAACTTTAAATCTTGTTCGTCACGTAATTCATCAATAATATTTGTTGTAAAAGTTTTGGAAATTAATGAAGCTAAGGTATCTAAACCTTTAGATTTTGTCATTGCAGCTTGTGTTTCAGCAGTATTGCCTTGGATAGAGACTCGCCCATTTCTACGTACAAAAAATAAATGATTAGGGACATTGAAACAATATACTTTACCAGTGTAATCAATCAAATTCAAATTTTTATCTTTTCTGAGTTGATAATTAGTACCTTGTTGCATTAAAACTCTAAAACATCTTGAACCATTAGTAACTATTGCTCTATACCCTAATTTTATAGCAATTTCTTGTACATCATCAGCAAGAATCTTACTGTTGGTGTAATAAGCCATACTTGTTGAATTTTTATGTCGCTTACTATATGTACCATCCCCGAGCATCAAAGCATCAAATAAAATACTTAATTGTCGTTTTGATAGATTTTTTATCCATTTTGGAATTCTTTTAGTAAATGATTTTGTCCCAATTTCAGCCTTTAAGTATGTATGCAATTGCTTATTTGCAAACTGCCACCTATGAGTGCCATCTTTACTTATTGTTAATGTATGTATAATTTCTAATTGGTCTAAAATAGTTTGTATTTTATTTATGTTTTTTTCTTTTTTCTGAGAAATATTTAATAAATACTGACCTGTTTTACCTTCAAAAACACAACCTTCAGAAAGCATGTAACCTAAAAACTCTAACCATAAATCAGTTTTATAAGTTTTTTCAGGTACTTTTACTGGAATTTTGTGTGATAATTTTTCTACTGCTGGTATAGTCACATATTCTGATTCTAAACCATTCCAATCAGATTGACCCAAAAATCTAAATTGACTAGGAACATTTTTTGCTTCTACTTTTTTCCATGTATTTTTGTCAGTGGCATCAATTTTATTTCTATCGGTATTAATCCACATTTTATGTTCTGGTGTTACCATAACATCAACATTACTTGATTTGAAATGATACATTGGCCCAGAGTAATCATATAAATATATACTTTCATTGGGTTTATGAAACTCAAGCATATTGTTTTCGGGATTTAGTGTAGCTATTTTATCATCTTCGGTAATATCATAATACATTTTCCAACCATTATCAGTTAGAGTTTCAGTATCTTCAGAGTAACAAGCACGGTTTATGTCACTTAAAACACCTACGTCTTGAGGAGAAACTTGATAAACTGCACATATCTTTCTAGTTAAATATTCTGCTAACTCTTTGAACTGCATATCACGTCTATTACCTTTAAGGTCTATCCAACTGAATTTACCACCTGATACAACAGGTATTTGTGTAAAGTCAGACATAATAATAGACTGTAATCTACGCTGAACAGCATCTAACTCTTCTTGGTCTAAACCATTGTACATGGCATCGTCACCAACAGTAGGAGGCTCAATGACTAAGAAACCTTCAGGTACAGAGCCACCTTTTCTGTAATAGTCAACATTACCTTTATCAATAAACAAATCTGATAAGACAGTTGTATAAAGGACTTCCATTGGTGGAATTCCGTAACCGTACATATAAATGTCAGAGCTTGTATTCTGTCTCAAAAACATAACATCTTTTTTGTCTATATGATTTCTTGTAGGTTGTTGGTCTATAACTTGAACATAGTGTGTTATGTAACCCTCTTGGTTAAGTACAGGACGTAAAGTACTACCATCAACAGCAACTACAGCAATTAGATTTCCAAACTCATCTCTAACTTTTATAGCCGCCCCACGGTCAATAGTTAGGAGGTCTTCCATCATTACGTTAATAAGATTTTCCCAAGAGGCATCTTCAGAGTAAAATGGGTCTGGTTTTCTTAAAAACTTAAGTATCATCCTCTTATCTGAGTTTCTTTTTTGATGAAAGTTTTTGTGTTTATTGTTCAAATAATCAATTAATTCTAACTCTAAAGTACTTAGTTCACCTTTGGCTTTTTCAAATATTTCTAGTTTTCTTTGATACTTATCAAAGGGGTCAATTTTACGAAATATCTCTAGCAATGAATACTTTTCTGATTCGTTTAATTCTGGTAACTGTAATATCTCACTATTTGAATATTCTAAAACAGAAAATCTAGGGGATGGTTCCTTTTCTTTAGGAACCAAAATCAAGTTTTTCTTAGCTATCTGATTTCTTCTAAACGAGATAATTGAGTAGACTACAGTACTAGACCAAGCCATAGCTCTAAGACCTAAAAGATTATGACTACCTGGATAGTCTTTACCCATTATGGGTTGCTCTTTTATAGTAGATGCCTTGCCTATAGCTGGTAAACTTCTACTTTTTCGTTCTTTTGTTAATTCTGAAATATTGGAATAAGTTAATAAACCTTTTAATTCTGCTCTTGCTCTATCTTCTATTGATTCAACACCCGTAGAAACAAAATACTTCTTTCTACTTTTGTCATCTGAAGCACTTTTTGGTAAGGTCAGTTCTTTTGAGAATGGTTTACCATCAAGACTAAGTATTCTACTCATTTTATGTTACTCCTACATTATCTGTGTTTTTAAAGAATCTAGTATCTACATAATTATCTGATAATTGTTGTATCGGATAAGTAGTTAGTAAAAAATTAAATTGTGTTTTTTTATTTGTTGTAGTTACAAAAGTTAAAAGTTTTTGTAAATGTCTGTTTAAGGCTATAAGTCTGCCAAAAAAGGAAAAAAAGTTATTACTTGCTGTTATTATTTTTGGAACATCTATAAAAACATCATTTGCAAACAAAAAAAGCTCTATTACAGGGGAACTTTCAAGTTGAACTTCGAGAGTATCTATAGATATTTTCTTTAAAGTTAAAGAAAACTCAAAAGACTTATTGTTTAGTATTAGTTCAAACCTTAACAAAGCACTATCATTAGTTTGAATCTGATTTTTATGTATCTGAAAACTAAAGACCAATCCATCTATGTTTTTTAAGTTATACACTATTTGATTGGATACATTTTTATTCGTAGTTATGAAAAGAGATTTTTGTTTTAATTTTTGTATAGTAGAGGCTACACTTACATCTCTAACACTGGAATTTTCTATGGTAATAAAAAGTTTATCCATTTCTATCATTAGTATTATATTTCCTGACCCAAAAAATATCCATTTATAGACTATGCATAAAAAGTAAATTATTTTGTATAATTAAATAAAGAGAAAATATGCCAAAAAAACGAATTATACAAAAAAAGATGTTGGAAGAAATAGCAAACAAGTATTTAGCTAATAAGAAAGAATTTAACCTAGCAAAATTATCTGAGTCTTACGATATTCCTTATTCAACTTTAAGACGATACTTATTATCATATTTAAAGGAAAGTGACTTAGAGTCAGTAGAAGATTTTCTACCTTATGAGGGCTTTGAATATTTATCCATAGGTGACACTTACCAATGGGATTATCACTTAACAGTTTGGTTAATTGTCGAAATACGTAATATGGATGGGGACAAAGTTTTTGTTTTGATTCCTTCAGACAATCAAAATAAAAGACATTGGGTTTGTGATGAATTACAAGGTGAAGTATGAGTAAGATAAATACCACAGAACACATAGAAAATATACCTAAATATGTGGACTTAGTGAAAAGTTACACAGAAAAGAGATTTAAAGTTATTCGCTCACAAGGAATAGAAGAGGAAATATTAAATAAATATTTTATTGAAGGATGGAGAGCAACCGATATATCAGCAAAATATAATATTTCAGTAGGAACTATTTCCAGCTTCGTACAAGATTATTTGTTATCAAATTATGAGGATTCCCAAGTAGAACAAGCAGCAATTATTGATTCTGAAAATCATTTGGGAATCATGACTTCATTTTTTTCTAACGTTTTCTTTTTATCTAGGGAAGCATCATTAAATGCTATGTTTGCTAGAAAGCTAAGAGAGGAAATTGCAATGCATATTGCTGAGAATGGAGCTATTGAAACAGCAAAAAACAGAGATTTAATGATGGCATGGGATAGAGTTACTGATAAAACTGTGCGATATGGTGACTCTGCAATAAAACAAATGGATACTTATGTCAAATTAATGACTGAAGTATTAGATAAACAAAAAGATATTGCTTTTGTAAAAGTGCTGTTTGATACACTACAAAAACTTGAACCAAAAATAGTTGAAAAATTACAAAAAGCTTTGGCTGAGGACGAATATGCACGAGCAGTTTTAGAATCATTATCAGGAGAAATGATTTTAAAAACCTTTAAAGCAAGAAAAGAAGGTAAATTATATGTTGATTCAGCAGCAGAAGTGATTGATGCAGCTTTTGTTGAGGAGTAAGATTATAATGCCAACAAAAAGAAAACATAGAGATGTAAATCCAACACAAAACTCCATAATTACTTCCTTTACCAACGTACTTGAGAAAAAAGCATACGAAGCAAAGGCTTCTCGTGGTGAATCTAGTGGGTTATGGGAAGAGGAACCTGTTGATATTTACACTTTTTTACGTGACCCTGATTATTTAAATTTAGGCCCAGGTTTTAAATTATCAGATGCTCAGTATGAAATCATGAAAAAAGCAGAAGACTTTGAAAATGATATAAATACATTTGTTATTTGGGTTGGTAAAGGTGGAGGTAAAAACAGTTTAACAAGAATAATTTTCTTGAGACTTGCCTATGTACTATTATGTATGAGAAGCCCACACAGTTATTTTAATATGCCTCCCAACGATATATTTACAATAATGAATGTTGCTGCTAACTCAGAACAGGCAAGTGCTGCATTTTTTGAGCCTCTAAAAAACATGTTGAAGATGGCAGGAAATAAAGCTTTTCGACAGTTTGGCTTTAATATTGAAACTGACATGTTAGACAAAGAAGTAAACTTTCCAAAAAATATTCAACTTTATTCTGGACACTCTAAAGCTGATGCTCTTGAGGGAAGAAATATTATTGTAGCTGTAGCAGATGAGATTGATGGGGACTCTTTTCAAAAACCAGATAAAATGTGGACAATGTTAAATTCCTCTGCCAATACTCGTTTTGTGGGTAGACAAAAAATATTTGCACTGTCATATATGCGTTACGACTCTTCTAATGGAATGATAAAAAAGTTATATGATAGTTATTTATCTTCCCCAAAGGCAATGGTTAGAAAGTACCCAACATGGGTTTTTAATCCAAGAGAAGATGTTACTAAAGAATCCCTAGCAGATGAATTTAATAAGTTTCCTGAAATGGCAGCATGTATGTATGCATGTGACCCACCAAAATCTACAATTGATGGTTGGATTAAAGACCACGACAGAATAAAGGCTTCTATGAAAGAAAACTCTAAGAGATGGCCTTTGCTTTTTCCTTCACCTGTAGTAAATTTTAAAAACTTTCCTTTGTTAGAAGTAAGTAGAGTAGACCAAGCTACGGGAGAACAAATAGTCTTAGACCCATTTAATTTAGAATTCAAAGAATGGTTCAGAGGTATTCCTGATGTCAGTTATATGTTTGTGGGAGACCCAGGATTAGGTAATGTTGAGAATGGTGGGGACTCTTACGGTATTGCTTTAGGACACAGAGAAGTTAAACTAGATGTAAACGGAAAAAAGTTAATTAGACCTGTGGTAGACTTTGTTTTTCGTTTTACAGGCTATATGTTTGCAGAAAGAGAAATACAATTTTCTGCAATACATAAATTGATAGAAAAATTGAAAGATGAGTTGGGATTTAATATAGAAATGTTTTCTTTTGACCAGTGGAATAGTGTTTCTACTGCACAGTGGCTCAGAAGTAAATATGGAAACAGTATTTATATAAACTACAAAAAGAATGTTGGATATGAAGAATATGCACTACTTAGACAACATATTTTTGGAGAAGCTGACCCATCTTCAGGTATTGGAGGAAAGATTGTCAATGGTGGAATAGATTGGTTTTATCATGAAATTTTGTTTGATGAGCTAATAAATCTTCAAGAAGACAAAACTAAGAGAAAAGTAGACCACACTGACTTTAGCTGTTTTACAGGTGATACTAAAATAAAACAACTAGATGGAACAATAAAAACCTTTAAAGAACTTGTAGACAATAATGTAAAAGAATTTTGGACAATCTCTTACGACACTCTAAAAAAACAATATGTTCCATCTTTAGCAAAAAATCCTCGGATTACCAAGTATACAAATCATGCAATAAAAATTTATCTGGATAACGGCACAGATTTTACTTGCACGTTAGACCATAAATTATTATTAAAAGATGGTTCATGGAAAGAGGCACAAACTATAAAAATTAATGATTCACTAGAAGCAACCAATTTTATTCAAAAAAAGATTAGAAATTCTAGTTTATACACTCATATTTATATCAATAGCTCTTGGGTTCCAGTACATACATTTGTTTTTAATTATTTTAACAAAAAAGAAAAAAACGAAGTTTTGCATCATATCAATTTCAATAGATTTGATAATACACCAAATAATTTAATTGCTTGGGATAAATTGGAACATTGGAAATATCATTCGGAGTTAATGAAAGAATACAGAAAAGATGTAGAATTTGAACTACACAGAGACCAAAAACATAAACTATACAGAGAAAGTACTGCGGGTAGATTAAAAAGCAGTGAAACCATGAAAAATAATTGGATACTCGGAAAAGTAGGTCGTAAAAGTCCAATTACGGAAAAAGAGCGTCAAACTTATCGTGAGAGAATTGTTGAATATAATAAATCTGAAAAACATAGAAATTTTATGCGTCAGAAGACAAATCAAAAAAATCTTGAACTCGGTAGAAAAGAGAAGTGTACTTTTAATTTAATAGTAGAAAACTATACAAAAGGTATGACAATGCAACAAGTTTCAGAAAAAATCGGTTTTCATCGTACAACTATACGTAGAACACTTAAACGGTACAATAAAAAATGGGAAGATATAAAAAATCATAACCACAAAGTTATTAAAATAGAGTTCATAAATTTTATAAATCCAGAACCCATGTATGATGTAACAGTAGATGTTTATGAGAATTTTATGTTAGAGAATGGTAATATAGTTCACAATTCTAAAGATATGGCAGACCCAGTGGCATCCCTAGTATATGCTTGTGTTAAAAACTGGGGTGGTAGTGGAATTGAAATAGCGGCTGGTACAGAAAATGAACAAAACAGTCAGATTACTCAAAATAATCCACTATTGACAAATGAGCAAAATAATAGTAATATAAGAAGTGCTATAACGAACTTAGAAGAACTGCTAGACCAATTAAAAAAGTTGGATAGACAAGAAAAGATTGAAAAGTTCGAGCAACAAAATGCTAAATTAAACAGAGGATAATATGGAAGAACAAGATTTAAATACAGCAGCAATGTTGGGACAAGAAGATGTAGAAAACGATGAATTAAAGATTGATGTAATATTCAATGAAATTAAGGAAAAGCTTTCTGATTTAGAAAAAGACCACGTAAAGGGTTTTACAAAGGACAATGCAGCAGCAAGACGCAGGGGACGTGTTTTAACTCTTGATGTAGAAAAACTTCTAAAACAATATCGAAAAACATCTCTTGAAACAGAAAAAGCAGCCTCTTAAGGCTGCTTTTTACAAATTCAGTAAATTATTAAATAGTTCCTTGGTTAACCTTTCTTTATTGTATCCATAGTCTAAATATATCTTGGATTCATTTACATCTAATATATACCCTAAAATGGTTTTATTAGCCAATAGTATATCTTCTAGGGTATGAACACTAGACCCGATTAAAATATATAGATTTTTTCCTTTTAGTAAAACATTCACTTTATCAAAATTTGTAACCCAAGCTCTTAGACCAGATTCAATTACGGAGTTAGGAATAATTACTTTTTCATTTTCAACAGGATTCATATAAAGTATTTTATCATTTATTGACGAAATGTGTAAAATAAGTTATACTTAGGATATTATTATGATTGATACAGATTCAGATATACAAGGTTGTGATTCAGCATGGTTTCCCATAGATACTGCACCCAAAGACGGGACTGAAATATTAGTAAAGGGTGGAATTTATGGTTGTGATGAAAGTGGGTTAGAAATATCGAGCGCACCATTTAAAGAAATTAGAATAGCTTATTGGGATGAACATTGTTGGTATGATGCAGTAAACTGTAATTTTTGGTATCGTCCTACACATTGGATGCCTCTACCAAGTATAGATTAGAATGAGAATAGATACATGAAAAAAGACTTTTACGACTATAAACGCTATATTTCTTTAGACATAGAAACAACAAATAATGAAGGTTCTGGTTCACTTAATGCAAGAGAAGGTGACATTGCATTAATACAATGCAAGATTTTTGATAAAGAAAAAAACGAGTCTGGGCCAGCCATATTAATCTATCCAGAAAACGACCAAGATATAAACCATTTATCCAAACTACTAACAGATTCAGATAATTTAGTTATTATTCATAACTACAATTTTGAATATCTTTGGTTAGCACAAAAAGGTATATTTATAGATGAGGTTTTAGATACTTTAATATTAGGTGAATTATATTATTCTGGATTAACATCACCAGATGAAGCGAGTAAAAAGACCAATTCTATTAAAAGACTTTATAAGAATGAAGATGACGAATTTCTATTTGATAATATTATTGATTTAGTAGGGTATAAAGACACAAAAAGTAGTCAGATGTCATTTAGTTTGCAAACCTCTCTTTTAAGAGAGTTAAACATATTTATCAGTAAAGAAGCTCAAAACAGTGATTGGAAAAAAAGACCACTCACAGCAGAACAAATTAAGTATGCAAAGTCCGATGTAGAACATCTATATCAACTTGCTAAAAAGTTATGGGATAAAGCTGTTAAATTCAATTTGCAAAATACAATAAAATTAGAAATGGGTTTATTACCTGCTGCAATATCTATGTCTTGGACAGGTAGTAAAATACATAAAGAATCATGGCTTAAACATATTAAAGAAGAAGAAGTAAATTTAATAAAGTTAAAGGATGAATTAGAATTAGAGTTTGGTAAACTTTTGCCAGATACAGGACAATCAGCCCTGTTTTCTGAGTTTGAGGAAAAACGAGTAAATTTAAATTCTTCAGTCGTAATACCCAAAATTTTAGGTCTGCCAAATGTTAAAGCTCAGACCTTATTGGAAAATGTTGGTAAAAACGAATATATTCCTAAATTTCTATCATATAAAAAATTACAAAAAGAAGTTTCTACTTACGGAGAAGGTTACTTTAAATATGTTTTAGAGGATGAACGTTTAAGGACTACTTTTGTACAAACTTTTACATCAACGGGACGATTTTCAAGTCGAAAACCCAACTGTCAAAATTTGGTAAGCTGGTTTAAAGGAATGGTAAGGTCTGAGGAAAACTACATTCCTGTTATAGTTGACTATTCACAAATAGAATTGAGAATCATGGCTTATGCTGCACAGGATGAAGCTTTTATTGAAGCTTGTAACAGTACAGACATGCACACTCAAAATGCTAGAAACATGTATAAGATACCTGAAAATGAATCTGTTCCTAGTGAGCTAAGAAGACGGGCAAAGACCCTATCATTCTCTGTACCATATGGAATTAGTCCAGTGGGTTTAGTGGGTAGAGGAATATTTCCTACTTTTGAGGAAGCAGATGAAGCAATTAAAAAGTTTTATGAGGCTTTTCCTAAAGTGGCAGAATTTTTACAAAAAAGTGCTGAAGAGGCTGTTACTCAGGGTTGGAATGCAGATGCCTAAGGGCGTATAAGACGATATGAGTTACCAGAGATGCCAAAGGGCTACACATTTTTAAAGAATCAAATAAAAGGTAAGAAATACCAACTGAGAGATTCTGGTGTAGATGTAAAGGAACTAATTAAAGAAAAAAAATTAGGTGAATATATATCTAAACTTAAACTAGAAGGGAAAACAAGCGAAGCTAATTCTATTGTTCAGACATTTCAAAATGAAAAGGAATTTTCTGAGTTTAAGTCTTATATCTTTTATGAAACTGATTTAGCTGCAATTAAAAGAGAAGGGCAAAATCTAAAAATACAAGCTGCTTCAGCAGATATTACCAAAATTGCAATTAAAGATTTATACGAATACTTTTTAGAGACTGGTTACGGCTTTTTAACATTCACTGTTCACGACTCTATTTCTTTTGAACTTTTAGAAAAGTATTTTCATATAGCATTTCCTAAATGTATTGAAATCATGGAAAATGCAGCTAAAAAGGTTATTCCATCAATCAAGGCTCCCGTTGACCCGTCTGTAGGTTGGGAAACTAAAGTTATTTGCCCAATTTGCAATACAAACAAAATAAAAATGTACAATATGGATTTTATTGATAACAAGCTTTATAAAGACATAAATAAAATAATAGAAATAAAGAATATAAAGTGTGATGAATGCAATAAAAAACCCGCTTAACCAAGCGGGTTTTTTATTTGAAGATAAGTTAGTGCCGTACACAAAAATATTAAGTCTTTAATTTTATCGGTTTCTGATAATAAAAAGTAATCTACCATAGACGGATGTTGTTTAGCATCCTCGTCTTTTATGGGGCCATATTCCCAACCAGAACTTATTTTTTTATTTAACCAGTTAATATGCAAATCTTCAGCCTTGATGTCTGGATACCTATCTAAAACAAAAAGAACACCTTCTAATACAGATTCTTTTGTTTGTAAATCTAGTTCATCCCAGTCTACTTGAGAAAAGTCACCATTTAGCTCACACCAAACTTTATTTGCCATGTGACATCTTTTTGCAATTTCCTGTAGAAGATTTGAATCTATAACCATTGTTTTTCCTCAGTAAATTAATCATCAGTAAATTAGTCATCGTTAAAAGACCTATTAAAGTTTTCTATTAAATGATAATCAGTTGTATATAAAAATATTGCTTTATAATTTTTATCATTTAATGAAATTTTTACATAATTAGATTTTGTTCTCACCCATTCAATATCTTGTACATTCAAAGTACAAACAGCAGGTGACTCATCAAAGGTAATTTCAACAGTGTTATTTTTTCCAGAGTGTATATAAGCAGGAAATGGAAAATCAATAAAAGAACTATCTCTATTTAATATTCTAATACCTGTAATCTTATCAATTTTTTTAATTGCATCTGTAAGTAATCTTAAGCGTTTTGAATCTCTCATATATACTGAAAGTATAACACAAATCTTTATATATTAGAATATAGATTAGATACGTAAAGGCCATGTTTGGCCCGTTGTAGGTTTATCAGGTGTGTAGCCTTCTCTTAAGGCATCTATAAATTCATCTTCTAAATCAGCATAGTATGAGGCTACAATTTGTGAGCCATCCCATGTAAATCCGAAAGGAATAGCGTAAGGGAACATTCTGTCATTATAAACAAAAATAACACCATCTTCAAAGGTTCTTACTTTATATTCTCCTCTAAGTCCTCGTAAATCTGTTGCTAGTGTATTGAAATAAACTAAACGAGATGTAATATTAGTATCTCTAAGTGTTGTGTAGTTACTAAGTGTCCAAAAAGGAGTGTCTACACCTAAATCATAATTTTCTTGATAAGCAGCAATTGCTGACCAGCTAACAACAGATGTAAAAAAATCATTTTTTAGTGCCTGTAATCCAGCAGCATTTAAACCTGAGTTATATGTAAATCCAAACGTACCAGCAACATCATAAAGGTCTTTGTAACCACCTTTTCTACCTTCATCATATACCCATTCTTGGGATGAATCTCTGAGTCCTTCTAAGTACACTTGATAATCGAAATCAGACAAACCAGTAGAATTTGTATGGTCATAAGAAAATCCATATTGTGTACGGGAACGCTCTAAAATATGTTTCAATCCACCAATTCTACCAGTGGCTTGAATTTTATTTTTATAATCGTCTTTTAGATTATCGTATTGGTTTGTGGTAGAAACTAATTCTAATCCAGTAATAGTTGTAAAGTTTCTCCAATCAAAACCTTCTAATAATCCCTCATCAAATATTCTTTGACTTGCTCTTAAGAAACCTGAACCCCAAATAGTATTTAATAATTTAGTTGATTCAGTTAATGTGTACGTTGTACTGTTCCAAGCTGAGTAACCTTCAGGTAATCCTCGTGTTGTTTGTACTGTTGCTGCTGAAGTAAATATAGATTGTATTGTACTAGACTCTGATAATACTGCTTGGTCTTGTTGAATTTTTAATAGATAATCATCTTTTAAGTTGTTTAAATAATTACCATCCGTACTATTTGTATCATAAATAAATAAGGGATATTCTCCATACACAGAATGATAAGCTGACACTCCACCTTGATTATTTACAGAATTTAGTGTTTGTACGGCTCGATTTTCATAATAAACGGGTGAAGTTTGAGTATTATCATAATGATTTGTACCCAGAAAAGGATTTGCTGCATCCAAGTAAATCTTTGCTGTTCTAATTATTTCAAAATTAGCAATAGTATTAACAAAACTTTGTCTTGTTGGGGCTGTATCCCAAGTTCCCCCAGCTAGTATACTTGTAGAATCAAAACCTCTGCTATCACCTAAAGGATAGATTGCCTCTGCAAATGCTCGTCTACCATCTATTACACCTTGTGGGTAATCATTTCTTATACTCTTATCATTTAAACTAGAATAACTGGTTAAAACAGTAGTAGGAGTTGTACCATTAAAATCTCGTGAATATGCATTTTGCCCTGTTGTAACTACAATTCGATATGTTCCTGTTAGTTTACTAACATTTACCTCTCTTAACTTATCAAATCCACCTGATTCACTACGACCTGCAATTAAAATTTCCCCTTCTACATTAGATATTAATTCCAATACATAAAAAACAAGTGCTACTGGTTTATCAAAATTAACAGAGACTTTATCTGTGGTAGGATTAACAGCTATTACATCAATTGAAGTTACAACAGCTTCTTGTGCGGCAAATAACAATTCTAAAGGTGAAACACTACGGAATAATCTTCTGGATAAAAATTGACGTGATGCGTATCTAGGAACCTCAGAAAATTCATTTAAAGTAATTAAGGAAGGAGCAAAAGACTCTATTCGTTCAAGATTATGATAAAGAAAATTATCATCATCACGATACAAATA